TGCCGAGACCATACTCGCACAATATGACGCGTGGTATGTCGATTTCATAGGCAGTGAGTTTTGCACAAAAGACGATTTTTTTCGCTATTTTGAACAAACCAAAGATTGGGATTTAGAACTAGAATGTATTGATTTTTTGCAACATGTTCACCCGATGCAATCGGTTCGGGAGGCGTCAATCCAGACAGCTAAAACGGTGTCTGAGTTTGGTAACAGATGGTCTATGAATGTAGATGTATATAAGACCATCTCCAAATTCTGCAACCAATTTTCGACGGAAGTTACATGCGAAGAGGAATTATTTTTGAAACGCACATTAGATGGCTACAAACGTAATGGTATTCATTTAGAAAAGAAGGTTCGAGATGAATTGGAGGATATTAACAAGAGATTGAATGTGCTGGGGATTACGTTCAATAGCAATTTAAGCGATGTTGATGACCATATCTATTTCAGCAAAGAGGAGTTGGACGGAGTTGCAGAAGATTTCATTGAGTCGCTCGACAAAAAGGATGACCTGTATAAGGTTACAACTAAATACGACCATATTAACATGATCATGCCGTATTGCACATCGGAAAATACTCGCAAGACGCTTAGTAAATTATTTGGATTTCGAGGTAAAGAGCCATTTAAAAATCATGAATTGTTAAAAGAGTCGCTCGTCCTCCGACAGAAAAAGGCNGTCTTGTTGGGNTTCAGTAATTATCGAGATTACATTTTATCTCATCGTAGAATGGCGTCGAATGCAGAACAAGTNGATACATTCTTGAACGAATTNGTCGNTAAAATGAAGTCGGCGTCAATGTCGGACAAAAACATCATTGCGAGTCATTTCAATGCGACGGACATGGAATCGTGGAACCTCGCGTATTACACAAATTTGTATAAAAAGGAGGTTCTTCAATATGATCAAAAGAAGGTGCAAGAATATTTCCCTTTGGAAAAACTACTTCCCAATCTGATGAAAACATTTGAAGATATTTTCAGTCTTCAAATCAAAGAGGTTGACGTTTTGGAAAACCAGAAGTGGGACAAATCGGTGAAATGTTACGCCGTGTATGATCATACTGACAACATCATAGGCGATTTAATCGGGCATTTCTTCTTAGATTTATATCCGCGTGAAGGTAAATATGGTCACGCAGCCGCATTTACGTTGAGGCCAGCGAGTATACCGACCGCACAATGCGATGAGGACGCAGACAATAAACATGCATGTAGAAATACCCCAGTTTCTGCGATGGTGTGTAATTTTACACGTCCGACCAAAGAGAGGCCCAGTTTGCTAACATTTGGGGAAGTTGAAACATTTTTCCACGAACTAGGGCACATTTTTCACCAACTCCTTAGTAAGAACCGGTTCGCCTTATTCAGCGGGACATCGGTTGAACTCGATTTCGTGGAATGTCCAAGTCAAGCACTTGAAAATTGGTGTTATGAAGAAGATTTCCTTATGCGGATTAGCAGCCACTATAAAACGGGCGACCCTATTCCCCAAGATATCATGATGAAAATTAAAAAGAATAAACATTTGTTCAATGGAATGCATTACATGCGACAGTTGATATTCGCGCTATATGATATGAAATTACATTCGGGTGACGAAAATGTGGATGTGGAACAAACATATAACGAGATTCAATCTAGGTTAAGTCCTCTTATTCACGGGGAGTCTTGTTTGGCGGCCAATTTTGGGCATTTGATGGGTGGATATGAAAGCGGGTATTATGGATATTTGTGGAGTGAAGTATACGCAGCGGAAGTATTTCAATTGTTCAAAGAATCCGGAGATATTTTCAATAAAAAGATTGGATTGCATTATCGACGCTGCATTTTGGAAAAGGGTGGAACTGAAACGGGCTTTCATATGATGGAGAATTTGCTCAACAGAAAGCCAAATAGTGATGCGTTTATGCGATCGTTTGAATAAACTAGCGTAATAAATTGAATACTTTGTCGTCAAAATATTCAATCGATTACGATACTCGAACGCATCTTACTTGGATATGTTCGTATAATCGGACGCGGGTGATATACAGTCCAATACGATTCCGGATATGGCCGACATATTATGTTTTTTTCGTTACAGCTACCAAATATAGGACGACCCTGTTTGTAAAAAATAGATATTTGTTTTTGACGCCATTTTTCCTGACTTCCCATAGGAACTGCTTTATTCAAATCTGGAGTAGGATTGATCAATAAAGCACCCGTCTGATTCGATTCGCCGATGTTTTCGTCTGACTTCATAATTATACATATAGCGACATATTATTTTACACAAAATAATATGCGGAGCGCTGAAGAAATTTACTTGGTACACACTGCGGTTATTCGTAGGTTGATGTATGGCCATCTACGCGTTCACAAATATCCTCTTTCAATACAGCCTTTCTAGAACCATTACATAGCCATTTTACCGACCATTCAAACTCAAATGTAACCGGCCATTTGTCGGGTGAATTATCAAAGTATTCACTTTTTAATATTTTGTCTACTTTATCAATGCCCGGACTTAATGAAAATAATGGCCAATGTGCCTTATTTTCACCCCACCAATTTAAGTTGAAGTCTGAACATGTCCCAAATGGTTTGATATGGTCGTCGATTGAATCGTTTATTTTCAAAATCTCTATATATTTTACCCCCGAGTTTGTTGTCCATACCTTTTTACGTTCGTCGGGAATATTTCTCCATCTAGGTATTAATTGTAATTGATCTACCCGATTGTCTAACATAATATCTATTGCTTTCGTTAAAAATGGTTCTGTTAGAATCCAACTGTCTTCCCAATGCAACCAATAGTCGTAATTTCCTTCTCGTAAAATGTCTATTATCATATTAATGGAGCGCGCCTGACCTTTATCATTTTCCTCTTTATTAATAAATTCAATCTGTGGGTATTTTTCTTTCAAATCGATAATTGAATCGGCTGTATTTTCTCCATATTCGTTAATTACAATCATTCTATCAATATCATCAGACGGGGTATACTTCAAAACACTATCCAACGTTTTTTTCAATGATTCTATTTTGTTTGGTTTTGATATGTATGTGGTGCACGTGAATAATATTTTTGGGGGTTTATCTGTGAATTCTTCGGTGGATTTATTCATCGATAACTCAAAATAAATGATAATACCAATAATCAGTAAACACACTATTGTAAATATTCGTGTTCGAATAGACATCATAATAAAACCGTTACTATGATATCTATCTATATAATAACATCCTCGATTTTGCGCTTTGGCTATCGCATTCAATCTAAACCGTCGGGAAAAATTCCCAATCCAAATCGCCGCACACCTTCTTCCAGATCATATCTTGTTCCAGCTGTTTTTCTCGGTCTTTCATCATAGGAATATACGGCAAATATTGTGTCTGGTCTAGCAGCGTGCAGAGCTGATACAACGTATACGTATAATTGAAGAAATTGGTTCGATTCGCGGGGCAATGAACCGCCCATGGCTTCTGAATCTCAATAAAGAGAACACACAGCGTTTCGTGCAACTCCTCATTCATAATCGGCGGTTTCACGCCGAAAATCGAATTGATATATTGGATATGTTCAAAATATTTGTTCAGACCCAATTTTCGCAAAATTTCGCGCATCTTGTCGTAATTGATTAATTTCATATCGGTAATTCGTTCTTTCTTAATTCNCGCACGAATGGCCTCAATTACCTCTTCTGGTATCTGNGTGGTCTCTTTTGCNTGGAATTGCGATAAAATCTCCTTGAAATGGTTGAGGCGAATATATGCCGTATAGGAGACTTCGTTGGGCGGATCTTTGTTGTTCGGCTTGGAACTATCTACGATATATGTGATGAATTGCCCACATTGAGTGTTGTTGCATATCATGATGCCGTCTTCGTCTTGCGCTACCATCTCTCCTCGACTGCACACCATACATAAATCGCACGACATGATATAATCCTGGGGGTTGGTGAAATCGCGGTTCACGTTTCGCCAATAATCTTGGTATAATCGTTTGGATTGCATGTATTTATTGGGATCGGTGGTTGTTTGGTCTTTTGATTTTACTTTAAAAAAGGAGTTGAGAACGGTTACATTTTGCGCCGGCTCACCGGACGAAATCTGCTTCTTTTGCTCAAAATAATCGAAAATGTCTTGGGAATTGTCTAGGAGATATTTGTTTTTTTCTTCTCTGAGCCGTTTTATTTCGGACCTTTTCTCTCGAATTTGGTCTTTGATATCTAGTTTGAGCTCGATTTGACTCTTTGGTAGAGATTGATATTGTGATTTCAGGCTAGCGATTTCATTTACCAATTTAGGTATATGAATCGTCTCGTTTTCGTGAAACTTTGTTAACAATTCACTGTGTTTTTCGTCCAAGGACGTCATTTGTTTATGTTGAACATTCTTGGACATATTTCAATACAATATGGAGATTTTGACGCATATTGTTTATGTTTTTTACGGTTTAGATTAGTTATTGTTCGTATTTGTTATGAAAAATTTGTGTCTATAATATACAACGTTTAAAATATGGCGGCAGTAATTCCAAATAGACACAACATGTCTATCGATGGTGCAACATTTATGAAAGGTGTAGCTCCTATTGGTACCGGTATGAATGTACTAGCCGGTGTAAACGGAGATGTTACACTAGACCAAGTTCACGATGAAATATTTGAGTCAACCAAGGGAAAACCGTCAGCATGGGAAGACCAAATACTACTATCTACTACTATCAACACTGACTCGAATACAAAGATTCTAAGCACCATTTCTAGTATGGGTAAATGTGTTAAGTTACATGATCCCAGGGTATTGGGAGCACAAACTCAGCCGAATGAAGGATTAATACCATATACGATTCCGGATAACCGGGTTGCGTGTTACATTCGTGATTGTTTTTCTGGAACTGGAATTCCTGGTTTAAATAATATATTCGATCAGGCAACTATGTCTTTAAAATCGTTTATTGAATATCACAATCGAGCAGTGGTGGGGGCGGCTGTGTTTGGAAACCCACTTGCGGGATATGGCGGACTCGGTCAACAATTATATGCTCCTCCTGCAGCTGACGCAAAACTAAAATACACAGCCTATTTTAATTACGATTTGTTAATGTTTGTATATATAACACGAATTATACTGCAACCCAATGGTCCGCAGACGTTGATCGATTTGCGCACAAAAGTTATAAATGCGATAAACGGCCCAGCCGTTCTTTTAACTCCTGCCGAGATTGAAACAATTAACATAATCAATATTAATTACTTGTGGTGTAAACTAATGATATATTGCGTTGAATCGCTTAGATCGGATTCATTTTTGACTGGATCCCTGGACGAGTACCTACCTGCTATGAATAAATTAACTCAAATTCGGTTTGAGTCATTTGCTAAAAATGGTGATAATTATTTTACAAACCCCATATTTGGTTATAGAGGGAACAACCCTGTCGATATCACCCAAAACGTTACACCGGAAACCCTAACATATATAGACAGTCTCTGCACGGCTGTTTACACGGCGGATGCAGATCCAGGGTTTGGATCTCAAATGAATAACAGTGGTTTAAGTGGCGGCGTCCAATATGTAACTACACAATCAATGGTCGCTCAAGCTATGACGAAGGCAATTAGTAAACGCGCAGGTATAATTGCCCGAAATGCGAATAATAAAGACCCTATTCAAAACGCATGTGCGAACGAAATTGATAAACTATTTAAACACGCACATCCAGGTATTGCTGCATTGTCATTGCTTCAAATCGCGCGCGGCTGGAGTATGGTAAAATTTTCAGGAGATTCTTCGCATATTGTGTTTGGCGAAATAATGGAAGCCGTTCAATCTGCTGCTGCTAATGGTAAGGCTGATATTGCTGCTTTTGCAATTGGGTTAACTGAGGAAAAAGAAGCTGCTTGGAAGGCTAAAGGCAATACTGCTGCATGGGCTGCTGATAATGGTGCGTCGCACGAAGGCGTTTTTTATCTGTTCTTGGTGCCGAGCGCGAATGGTGTATTTAACTTTAAAATAGTCTATCTAATTGAAGAGCGCCCACTAACCGCACGCCTATTAGCCGCACAAAAGAATATTTTTGTAGAAGGAACTAAATTAATAATGGATACATTTACAGGATTTGGGTCAGAAGATAAATACGACCGACATGCCGCTCTTTATATTGAATTTGATTTGAATAGTTCTTATGTAAATATATTAACCGGGCTGCAGGATAAAATACAGAAATATGTAGATAATAATGGTAATTACCCATTAGCAGGAGACATATTGACGCTTGAAAATGCAGGTACACTCGCGGCAAGTAATTTAAACGACCAGGGGCTACGAGCAGAGTTTCTTAATCATTTCGACTTACCATTGGCGCCAGGCGAGGCTCTCACACAGGATTATTTACGGGAACTATCAAGCGACATTGCTAATTTGGAATTTAGAATAAATTTTGATTTGGATACGATTCTTTTAAAATTAGAAGCATTATTGGATGAAAGTAAAATTCCGAATTATAACTTATTAGCAGATACATTGGTAGGAAAAGGATTCCCTCGAATGAGTCGAGCCACAAATTGGAAGGCGCTTATGATAGTGCTACAATCAACCAACATAGATGCGGCTGGTGGGACACCGTCGTCTGGTACTCAAAATGGATATTACGATATGAAAGAAATTCTTTCAATAATATCGAAATTATATAATGATGGACGCACGGATATAGCAAATCCATATATGAACAGGTTACTAACTAACACAGAAGGTTTACTCAAGGTATTAAATAAAATGGTATCATCTTTTGAATCCGTTAGAACAATCGCCGATATATTCAGTCGGGATAAAATCGTGAAGTATGACGCATTTATACAAGATCGAATTGCCGAATGGATGCAGGATAAATCCGGTGAAAGCCCGCCTTCAAAAATAGAGCTCATGGTGAATGGTCTTAAAGAATTCGTCGACTTGTGTCTTGATGTTCGTGCAAAATATAAATCGGTCCCTGGTAATGTTAATCCGGCTTTACTTGGTGGAGGCATTGACGACATGATTAACGACATCGTGAAGGAACTTCTGAAGCATGTGAAAACAAATCAATATCTATCTAAGATAGACGACGCAAAATTACGTGCTTTGATTAATAATGTTCCGGCGAAACCCGCGTTTATTTCGAATATACATAGGTTTTATTATTTTTCTATAATAGAAAAACCCTTTAAAGCATATATTATCATAGGTTTACTATGTAGATATGATGATAGTTTTTATGGTAAAAACAAGAATTTCGTAGATAATGAGCTGACTAAGTTAATTAACGCCAAACTTTTTGAAGCGGACACTCTGATGATAAGTGTAGACGGTTTGATTGGTGCAGATTATAAATTACATAACACTGATGATGGTGGAACAATAACCCGATCTCTATATATTGAAAAAAACTACAATAAACGTAAAAAACGTCCACTCCGGAAAACTCTTGAAGATGACGATGAACTGGATGAAGATGACGATGAACTGGATGAAGATGCAAAATTAGATTCAATTGTCGCCGACAAAGATGTTCGCAAAAATTTGGAAATTGTTATGGATGCGATTAATATATTAACTTATTTATCTACACTACCACTCGAAGAAACAGTTAAATTAGATAAACTAGAAATACTCAATGTTAAATTAGAAGATATAGTACTATACGGAAACAGTGAACTCACTAGATATAATACTATACGAATGATTGTCTCAAAAAATATATATAACGTATTTGCCGATATTCTATCTATAGAAACTGCGACGAGCGGCAGTAATCATACAGACAAATTGTCTATTATGATACGCGATATGTATTTTATACGTAAAAAGCTGGATCCTATTGACAAGGAGGAGTTTTACAGACAACTATTTTCTTCAGTCGGAACCAAAATACGCATGCATAATAAAATAACTGGACGAGACGATCTATGTGGAGAAAATACGACAAAATCTTACGCTTGGTTCTATAGTAATAAATCTAGTGTAGCCAAGTCTATGACTATTCGTTTAGGTAACCAGTATCCCTGGATTCGGCCAGATGGATATGATTATGATAATGAGAAAAAGGCCGAATATAAAATAGATTGGTTAAACGGTGCTAAAAACAGAATTCTTATGTATGTGAATTTATTTTGCGGAGTGCAATATACACAAAATAATAACGGCATTACAGAATATGACTTCGATATAGATAATTTGCTTAATTTTGCAACTATCATTGAAGCATACGATAACCGGATGTATTCGAGAAATCGAGTGTCTGGGAAAATGTCCTTACGAGATGGTAAATTTATTGGCGAATTCAACTCTGCGGTAGTCAATGCAAAAGCGCTTAATAGAGGCGGAAAAAAAACCCGAAGAAAGAGACATATCCAAACAAAGACGACCCAGAAACTGCGATATGTAACCAAAACTGCCCAAAGAAAGAAAACCAAAAACGCGAATCGTTCCAAGACGCGCAGAAAACGCCAGAATTAAGTATCTCTCAAAATATATACCCCGCATGACCGAAACCACCAACATTCATCTAGACATACCCGATTCCATCGAAGTTGATAAAAAGGTTTTGAAACGTATGGTTTTCGTGATGAATGCTCTGGAAAAGGGGTGGTCGGTAAAAAAAGTAGACGACGAATATATTTTCACCAAAAAACACGAAAATAAGCGCGAAATATTTAGAGAAAATTATTTAGAAACATTCATTCAAACCAACTTTGATATGGACATCTTGCAAATAAAATAATGCAACCTTCATTTTGAGACTATTTCCACATATTCTCAAACTATTATAAACGTCGCTCGATACACGAGTGCATTGTGACGTCAATCGAACCTAAAAAATATAATTATGCAGTCGGTCACAAAAAGTATACCGGATCATTCTAGACCACCCTCGAGTCAAAATAGTTTAGCGAAAAGTTGTTTTGAAAAGGGCACCCCAAAAATTCCGTTTTTCCGACATGCGATCCTAGATTTACCCGCTAATCATGATCATCCGAAACGAAAATTTCTGTAAAATCCGACATTTAACGATAATAAATGAATTAATTCCATTTTCCAAAATTATTTTCTAGAAGAAGAGTATAAAGAGAAAGCAATGGCTGGAGCACTCATGCAACTCGTCGCCTACGGCGCACAAGACGTTTTTCTTACCGGTACCCCCGAGATCACTTTCTGGAAGGTGTCTTACAGACGCCACACCAACTTCGCTATGGAGTCTATTGAGCAGACCTTCTCCGGCCAAGCCGATTTCGGCCGCCGCGTGACCTGCACCATTTCCCGTAATGGTGATTTGTGCTACCGCACTTATCTTCAGGTGACCCTTCCTGAGATCAACCAGGGAATGAGCTCGCCTGTTAACAGTGTGTATGCTCGTTGGTTGGATTTCATTGGTGAGCAACTTATCGCTCAGGTGGAGGTTGAGATTGGTGGCCAACGTATCGACCGCCAATATGGTGACTGGATGCACATCTGGAATCAGCTTACCATGTCTGCTGAGCAACAGCGCGGTTACCAGCAGATGATTGGTAACACGACCCAACTTACTTACATCACCGACCCCTCCTTCGCCAATGTGTCGGGTCCTTGCTCTGCTTCCGGAGGTCCTTCCCAGGTGTGCGCTCCCCGTAACGCCCTCCCTGAGACCACCCTTTACATTCCCCTTTTGTTTTGGTTCTGCAGAAACCCCGGACTTGCACTTCCATTGATTGCTCTCCAATACCACGAGGTGAAGATCAACATTGATTTCCGCCCCATCGGTGAGTGCTTGTGGGCTGTGAAGACCCTCAGCACTGGTTCTGGTTCTCAGTCCGTGTCCGCTGCCTACCAGCAATCCCTGGTTGCCGCTTCTCTCTACATCGACTATATCTTCCTTGATACCGATGAGCGCAGAAAGATGGCCCAGAACCCCCACGAGTATTTGATTGAGCAGCTCCAGTTCACTGGTGATGAGTCCGTCGGCTCTTCCAGTAACAAGATCAAGCTCAACTTCAACCATCCTTGCAAGGAGCTCATCTGGGTCGTGCAGCCCGACGCGAACGTTGACTACTGCTCTTCTCTCGAGGGTGGTCAGACCTTGTTCAAGACCTTGGGTGCCCAGCCTTTCAACTACACTGACGCCATCGATGCCCTTCCCAACGCCGTTCATGCGTTCGGAGGTCAGTCAGAGACCTCTGGTTCCAACGCCTTCATCACCTCCGGTGGTCTATTCCAAGACCCTGGAGCCATGGGTGGATCCGCCGCTGGATTACAATGGTCTACCTCTAGTATGGGTAACCCCAATGTCTTCACCGCTGAGGCCGGTTCTGGTGCGGCTGACTACGGTACCGCAACTGAGGGTTCTTACGTCTCTGACGCCGGAACCTTTGTTCTTGCTGAGACCGCCCTCGACATGCACTGCTGGGGTGAGAACCCTGTCGTCACCGCTAAGCTCCAGCTTAACGGACAGGACCGTTTCTCCGAGCGTGAGGGATCCTACTTCGATGTTGTTCAGCCTTTCCAGCACCACACTCGTTCCCCCGACACTGGTATCAACGTCTACTCCTTCGCCCTTCGCCCCGAGGAGCACCAACCCTCCGGAAGTTGCAACTTCTCCCGTATTGATAACGCCACCCTTCAATTGGTTCTTTCTTCCGCCACCGTCGGTGGAACCGCCACTGCTAAGGTTCGCGTCTATGCTACCAGTTATAACGTGTTGAGAGTAATGTCAGGCATGGCTGGTGTCGCGTATTCCAATTAAATTCACTGCATTATGGTGTGTGTATATTTTAACTCTGTGTTAAAAATGTAATCTTTGTATAATTTCAAAATTAGTAATTATACAAATTCAATAAAATAGTTCTACTATTTCTACCGTTTTATGGGGAATATTATTTATCCAATATTCAAGTTGTTGAAGTAACATATCTATTCGTGTGAGCCATTCGTCATGTTTACTTTTTGATATATCCAATACACCATACCCGTTAATTCGCCAACACGATGTTACTTTTTTTCCTTCTTGATTCACATATGCGTCCGGATTAAATCGGATGAATACTACTGGTCTATGCCCGATATCTTGTGAAATTTCCATCAATCGTTTGTTTTGACACGAACAATCATAGGTAGTATGTTTATTCTCATCGACTTCAACAATGATTACATGACTTCCCAAATCTAAAAGCAAATCGGGTCTCCTTTTGGAACAACCATCTTGTATCTTCTTATCGAAAATCCAATTAAAATCTGGATATTTTTCAAGAACACGTTGAACCACGTCATTCTCCTTTGTTTTGAAATTACGGGATACTTGGATTTCAGGACAGTAATGAATGCAACATGGTAAACAATATCCATCGTATTTTTTAATTCCCCGAGTCTCACAAAGGGGTGCTTTGCAAAGTTCAGATCCATCACATATTTTACATCGAGATTTCTTTTTGTCATGAATACAAAACATATTCCCTCCACATTCTAGACAATTTTGTCGATTTTTGTTATGCTCGCAGATTGCTGAACCAAAACACTCGACGCATCGTCTTCTTCGCTTTCCATGTTCACAAATAGAGGTGCCGCCACAAGACACACAATTGTTTTTTTCGCTACCGTGGGGGCATATACTATTTCCGTTACACATTTTACATCTATCTTTTCTTCGTGGTGTATCATTATGTGTTTCATCAAAGCATATTCCAGTTCCTTTACATGCGATACAGTCGTGTTTTCGTCCACCATGTTCGCATTTTGGAGCCGGTCCTCCCATTTATATATTCGTATTATATAGTTACGAACTTAATACTATAAATTCCTAAATGTTCTCTTCCAATTTTTCCCGTTCTCCCTTCAATTTTTCCTTTTTGTTCAAATAAGCAGTTCTAGCATACTCCTTCTTTTTTTCTGGAGTAGGCGTATAATTCGTTTTTTGTACATACTCCTTAACCCGCTTTTTATGCGCTTCTTTATTATTTTCATAATATTTTTTGTTATGCGATAAATATTTATTCAATTGTTCCTGTGTGGACTGTAATTGAGTTTTTAGAGACAAAACCTCGTCTTCCAGCTCCTTTATTTGTGCGTCACTGTCCATATTATACTGTCTAGTGAAAAATATTTAAATATTTTGTGTAAATATACTATACGCCCCACAAATGGATTTCATAAAAACTCACGAGCAATGGAGAAGAAAGCAATTCAACATATTTTACGGTTCGGGAAGACCCATATTCAACATTAGTACAGAAACTGAACATTTACGATCTCATCAAAATCCCCTTTACGCCAAAGACCCATATATTCGTACGGTTATTTCCGATAGGTCGGCTACATTGCCGATGAACGTATGAAGACAATTCTCGAATATGTAAATATTTTACATATTTTACCAAAAACAAATATAAACATTACTCCTCTATTCTTTTGTATACTTCTATAAAATGTCTATGAAAACGCATCAAACTCGTGCATCGCACACACAAAACGATTTGTTGATGAATTGTCTCATGGACTTTTATGCAGACAAGGCAAAGTTGCATCAAATGATGAGCATTATCAACGGCGAATCGAACATCTCCCTTCGTATTGTAGATTGGTTTGTAACGAATTATGCTAAAAAATATTACACTATTTACGAGCTTCCGATAGAGCGAGGAGGGACATCGAGATTCAAGGTATACAACGACTACAAGTTGAAGTTGAAGGCATATTCGAAGAGAAGATTTGACCCTTTTTGTCGATGGGAACGTATTACAATTCCGTATGATGATGCGAACTACATGGAAACGACGATTGGCCAGCTCAATTTCTTTAAGTGGGCGATTGAACACCAGATCGTAGACTACATTACGGAAAATTACGCTGAAATTGAGAAAGACATGAACGAACGCAATAGTATTTCCAAGAAGAAAACGGGCACCGCAGACAATAATGAAACCGTCGAAATCGCATTGGTCGGGGATAACGGAAAAACCCGTAAAAAGCGCGAAGAGTTGTCTATTTCTGCATGCAAATGTATCAAAAAGGAGATTGTGAAAATTGTTGTAACATTCAACTAGAAATAGCAGCATGTAAATACGCCATAAAATTGAAAGGCTTATAGCGTATTTTATAACATCAACCAACTTAAACCATAGGAGAATGAACCAAGATAGATGTGTATTTTGCAATTGTGCGTCGCACACTGCGACCCATTGCAATAGTAACATGCATGGGCGGCGTGACCTGCTCAATGATATAGCGTGTGATTTTACACTTCAGGAAGCCCGGCCGTGTTTTGATTCGTTCCACATCAACGAATTGAGATACATTGCTTCAACGTATCACGAACACCAGCGCCGTGTCGTGTTTTCGCGCACCCAATTCGACAAACAAACGAAAAAGAGGCTGATCGCAACCATTCCGATGACCCTTACCAAAACCCGAATTGTGCGCGAGCTTTTGAATCGATGGGAGTTATACGAGCCAATTCGCGCAGCGAAACGCGAAAAGCCAGAGGATGATGATTGCCCGATTTGCATGGACGCCATGATCGCGTGGGATTGGAATCATCGTAAAATGATGTGGGAGTCAGATACTCCACCAAACAAACTCAGTTCGGATCATCCCCACGTGGGTCATATAGTCACCAAATGCGGCCATAAATTCTGCGGGGGCTGTTGGCGGTTGCATCTTACTTCGAACGCCAAGTGCGAGTATCATGAGGATGATGACTGGACGCATACACCCGTCGGTCGAATATATGTGGCGTGTCCGTTATGCAGAACAAGTATCTACATCGCGGCTCATGATCAACCACCCGTCGCAGTTGGACTCGGGCTGGCGATTTGAAATATACAGCCAGATTAGATAGATTAGATTAGATTCAATAAAAAAGGATAAACAGACCTTTTTTATTGTGTGCGTATGATAATATTTATTCTTTCTCCTCGACATCGTCGTGCAAATCGATTTGAGGTGGGTTGCTATCATATTCATCACTATATCCATGGCACGAATATGTCCGCATAATGGGCGGAGGAACTCGCGGTTGATATACATAGTCACTTTGCAAAACAATTGGCTGATGAACTGTATCTGTGATATGAACTGTATCTGTGATATGAACTGTATCTGTGATATGAACTGTATCTGTGATATGAACTGTATCTGTGATATGAACTGTATCCGCGTATCGCGCGATAATCTTTTTATAATCCGTAATAATTTGCGCTGCATGTGCAAAATACTCTTCATGTGCGAGAGCAGCGGAATAATCCGCATCAAGTTCTTCCGGGTCGTTAAAATACCCTTCCTGTACTATCCGAATTTGTTCCTTGTATTCGGAAATTGTTTGCTCGAATTGGGATACATCGACGATGCAGGATTTCACCAGATAATGCAGATATTTTAAGTCGTCTGCCGTTCCGGATCGTTCGAGCAGTTTCAATTGTTGAATGGTTGACTGCATAAGTCCAATTGAAGAGTCGCACATCTGTTTTGTAATTGGTATCAATAATTCAATGTCCATCTTGTTGGAATGAGTGTTTGACCAAATATATGAATACAAAAGCCTTTCAATTTTATGATACGCACGTTCAATTGTATGTTAAACTATATAAAAGTTAGTTGTGTGAAAAATGATATGCGTTCGACTTGCGCTCAGTGTAGTTTTCGCGACAATTGTGAGGAAGGCGCAGATTGTATCAAATGCGAGGGATGGTTATGCAAAAAATGTATGCGGGTTGAATCAGGTAACCATTCATGCACGGAATGTTTACCCGAGACAAGTGTAGTTGTTTCCAAAAAAACACCCGCGCAGCCCTCTAAATCCCCGCCCGAAAAAAAAGAAAAACAAGATTGATTCGACGACTACGTGAATCGAATGATATTTTACATACCGTCCAACAAAAACAGGGCGTCCCCTGCGATTGCTTTCCGTTTTCGAGACGGCATTCGCCTACTATAAACCAGTCGAGCCGGAATATTTCAACTTGAACTACCCCATTAATGTATATAAATCCATTCTATGGGTATTATATTCATGAAGTAGTCCCTTATTATCCATGTAGCGCAATTCTAAGCTACACTGAGGCATCATGCTCCGACCAAATTCATCCAAGCAACAAGTACACTTATGGTTCTAAGGACCGGTTGCAGATAATATCACGTCAAATTCGTTTTCTTGATGGGGGCCAATCCACCAATCCAACAAATTACCGCATACAATCGGCGAAGATTATGTGCGTTTAACTGATATACCAGACTTCATTGATTTTTACATTACACAGAGGGAACGGGACGAATTGTGATAATGAATTCGTCCAGGTATACACTCAAGAACTACGTAATATTAACTGCCGATAAAGCTCACGTAGTCTTTATACATTTATTAATACCCTTCATCCGAATGCCTTCCATTTTTTACACTGTCGATGGAAGTGCTTTTCACGCTATCTATGTCTAACTTTACCTTAAAACCAATAGACAAGCCAAGTTAGTAGCTTATCTGCTGTTCGTCCATATGTAAAATAGTCTTTCAATTTTATGCTAACATTTGTTGTTTGATGAATCGAGCCTTTTTACGAGGTTGTAAATGGTATCAATTCTACGGCCGATTTATGGTAAAATTTAGTTACCGCAGTATTTTTATTGGAATATGTTCGAGTTTACTCTATACACTAGTTTTTCTTGGTTTACAGTATCCTTGTTTTTTTCTAGAATTTTGTCTAATTGATGTACAAATGTATGGCTTAATTTATACATTGTATCAGCATTACCTATATAAATGTTATCAATTCCACAGCGTTCTTGGTCAAACATAAATACATTTTTGGTAAATTTTGTTTTGATGTGTTTTTTTAGAAAATCGACGATCTGCGTATCTGTAAAGTTGTTGCTGTTACTTAATACGTCAAATCTACAATTTACAACTAATTCAGACTTGTCTATATCTGCACTATTATGAATAGAATGTATTATTTTATGTTTTCCATACCAATAGTTTTTCCAGCCGGGATTGATTTACATAAAATATATTCTGTAAACTAAACGCTCCTGTATTTTCATGCGTTGCTTACGGTGCAATAATGGTATAAAATTGAATGGCTTTTTACGTTATTTTCGGTCGTCAAACCACAACACAACACAATATAATATAATACAATGACTGAGCTTGCGACCGTCGACCTGGAATGCATCGTCTGCATGGAAATTTGCGTCACCGTCACCGAATGTGATCATTCTCTTTGCAGACGANGTTATAAATCGGTTATTACGCATTCGCGGTCGAATATGCGAAGATGTCCTTATTGCCGCAAAGAACACCTCGTTCTTAGCCAGGTTGAACGGGTTCTTACCGCAGAACAACGCGATATCCATTATCGTATTTTGCTCGAATCGTTCAATGAAATGTATGCCGTTTGCGCACCCCATCCGCAATTGAAGAAGATAATACTTGAATATGGGCTCAATCGCGTGGTCGATCAGAATAATCGTGAAATCGATTACAGTTGCCCATTGTATGATGCGAATCGTGAATCGATGGGCACTCTCGGGGAAATAAAGGGCAAGTCCTACAATAGAAAGGTGGTCAATAAACACGGTGTATTGCTAGGGGACGTAGATGATGTTGCCCTATATTATGATACGGACGTTACGTATTTTGCATAAAAAATATAAATTCAGATATGGTGTTTTTTATATGTGCATAATATTCTACATAGTTCATTCTTCGCCACACATTTCGTTGGCCATTTGTTTCATATACTCCCCGTCAGGTCGATACTTTTCCATCAAATCGTAAGGATGTTGATAATATTTCCGCAATAAATCTAATAGGTTGCAGAAGACCTGTTCGCTATGATACATACTGGCCGCCTCCATATGATTGCACGGACCACCATAGTCAATACCGCGCTGGATATTTGCTTGAATCGCATTTCGTAGGAGGTCGTTCGTCAATGGCGTATTCATGTCTATAAGCAATTGACCAAACAAATAGTATTTTCCCGTTGACCACGGTTGCTTGGTATCCTCAATATATTTAGTCAATGCGACTGTGTTCACCCCTACGAAATCCGATTTAAATTTACGCGTGATATAGTCGTTCAGCTGAATCAAGCTTGGATGTATCGCACCCACAAATGGCTGTCCGGTCAAGAAGTCGTTCGAAATTGCTGGTAATGTAAATGCGCTCATTTGAATTGTCTGTGTTATATTCCTCTAAGAAAACACTTTCAATTTTGTAACAAAACTCATGTTACATGTATATCAGTCCAACCTCGAGATTGGAATAATCGATTCTCATAACGTGAATACATAAAAAATAGAATAAACATTCTCTATTTTTTATTTGTGTGCGTATGTGTATTTTTTACGTTCTTTCCCATAGCTCATCGACGAGCCCATATTTCAAGCACTTATCCGATTCCCACCATAAATCGTGCTTCAATACTTCACTCAATTGCTTCTTCGGGATGTTCGCATGTTTCTTGTAGATATCGAGAATCTTGTTCATCAACAAGGCGTTGTTTTCATGCTCGTCTTCCAATTCACTCATCTTTCCCCATGATCCGGCCGATAATTGATGGATCAACATGTGAGCATTGGGTCGGATGTATCGCTTGGCTCCAACTACACTGATGAGTGTTCCGGCTGAAGCAGATGCGCCTTCAATGACGGTGTGAACGGGCACTTTGCATGCTTGAATCACATCGATTGCGGTGAGTGCATCGAATACGGATCCGCCAAACGAGTTGATATGAAGATAAATTGGAATCGGATCTGTGCATAAATTGTGAGCTAGCACAATATTCTCGATCTCTGCCTTGCGAATGAGTGTAATCATTTCAAAGATCGCATCTCGGTCGACTTCCGAGTGAAAGTAGATGTGGTTATTTTCCTTTGTAATACGGCAATTGTCCCCGTCTGCGAGACATACAGAATCATCATCCGATTCCTCGGCATTTTTGATGATAATCTGTGGTTTGCTCTTTGCAGAACGGGCGGCCTTGGTGTTGCGCGGGTTGAATTGATACATGATAGTAAATCAGTCAAGAGTTTATCAGACATATGTGTCTCAAACAAGAATCAATTTTGTTACATATAGATGGAACCTCTCTAATCCATTTGATTATATATCTTCATTTTTTCTGTTAAGAATATACGTCCTTCATGAAACAGCGTGAGAGATACAATCGCCTTTGCTATACCAAGTCCTTGGCCTCTGAATATTCCTTTCATTCCAAATTTCGACATGTCCACCATCAATTCTTTGCATGCTTCCACTACACTAATTCGTTTCCCCGAAATGGAACTCGTTTGCATGATTACCTCCAATCTTGAAAGCGGATTTGTCGCTATCACATAGATGGGACTCACTATAGTCGATGCGATTAGGTTTGTCGCGGATTTTCCGAGGCTCGATTTTGTGCCTAACTCAGTCTGTATATATTTTTGTAGTTGCGGTTGACCCACCAATCCTAATATAGCACTTGTAAATGAATGACCCATAAGTGGGACGGTTCCTCTGAACAACGGTTTGTAATTCTGCAGACGCGATTCCCGAATGATTTCCATGACGGGAGTTTCCTTTCCAGTTGTCCTAAAGTTTGACCGCTGTTGTTTTTCAATCATACGAACTGGATTAATAAAGGGTGCAGATAAGATTGATGCAGTAGTTGCGGCTGCGAAACCTGGCTCGCCGGATGACCCAGTTACAGTGGTATATCCCAGTAAAATACCGAACTTTGGGACGCGTTTCAATAAAACGCCTATCATACGTGGGGTCAAACCAGACAAGGATGCGCCAACTGGCGATTTCTTGAATACTTCATTTGCCTCTTTCGTAGCCATTGCTGGGCTCACTATTTCTCCGGATGCGTTCTTGGCGTATTGTTGCACCAGTTGACGATATGCGGTTACGGGATTATCGCCAACGGTTTGAATAGCAGAACCGCCTAGATAACAAACAAAGTTTTGAAACGGCGACACGCCGTTTTTCTGGACATCAAAATATCCCTTAAACATGTTTATATTATAGGAACATGTTTTCTTTTTATAGCAAATATATGGTATATTTACTGAGGAACTGGAAAGGGTCGTTGGTCGCCTTCTATAATTAGGTCGCGGGGCATAATAAGCGGAACTTTTCGGTCAACAATGGATAATGTATTTAATTTCTTTAGATCAGGCTTCACAGGTGCATGTGGATTGACTAGATTCGTAGAACCAATCCCAAAGAGGAAAGACTCAATATCATTGGGATTTCCGGCCAATTCCGTATCAGGGACGCGGCCCTGGATTAAACCGCTGCCCGCGAGTAACGTGGGCGTAGCAATCGCATATTCCCGATTTGTGCTATATTGCACTTGTTGAATGTATGATTTTTGCTGCACATAGTAATCGCCGGGTGTATTTTTGTTTCTCGTAGACGCCATTTGTATACTATATGCACATAAAAACGAGTCTTCATGTTACCGAATTTTCGCATATAGTTCACAATATGCTCGGTTTTGTTCGGTAAAATCTGCCGGGTTTGTTCGATAAGACAATATGCAATTGTGAAACAACGCCATGTAATCGTATGAAAATAACACTGCTAAACCGATATCACGATCGGTCGAAAACATCTTGGAGGCCGCTATATCATACAACTGTTGGAATTGTGGATGATGACTGGTGATTCCGTATACATAATCCATTGCCTTAGAAGACGAATCCATATCATAATCGTTTTCATCTTGAGTTACGGTGTCTATTTCGTCATTGTCGAGTTCTATATGAGTCATAAAAAAAAGCCGACGCAAACAATTGCGATATTCAAGGTCATTTGTATAGTGAATATCCGTCAATTCTGCATTATATACAGGGTTTGTCGACATAATAAACAATTTCAACGCAAAGGTTTAAATTGTTTTTTTCTATAATCCAAAAATCTTCTCAAAAAGTGTAAGCGGTTTTCTACTTTTTTTTGCGGTTTGGCGCGCATATTTGCGCGTATGTCTGGTATCGAAGTTTCGTTTCCCGTAAGAGCGTCGCTTATTTGAATACCTTTTGGTATATCGTTTGCCGCCGTGAATATGATCCGTGCCTTTGGACATTATAGTTTATCGCGAGAAAAGTAGCTCGTAGTCATTCATACGCAAACTCATATTTACAGTCGTCGAACCATTTTGAACTTTCTAAATCGCACCGTTCGATGGGCGACCTTTTGTAGATAAATCTCCGTCCAAGGGGGCGCGCGTATCCGCACCTCCTCTCACCCACCCTCTCATCGCACTTTCTTCAATGCGAATACCAGTCTTCTCTTCCATGTCTTTACTGGAAGGATGCAATGTGTAACCCATGAAACTCTGTGCAGTGACGGTCGACACACTCTTCTTCTCGCCCATTGGCTCGCCCTCGCGCAATTGCAATTCTAATACAGGATCCCCGGCACCTCTTCCTAAATAAGGGACAGTCAGAAATTGACGTTCCATTAAATTCAAACGTCCTAAAGCGCGTTCCTGTTCTGTTTTCAAAAGTAGTAATGTCTCGCCCTCTACATTATTTCCACCAACACCTCCACCAATCACTCCAATAGGCACAATCGCAGGTTGAGAAGTTGCGAATCGAATCGATTCATCCTGGTTAGTATTGCTAAAATAGTTCATGGTTGTGTAGCTAGCATAACGTTCGTTTTGCAAGGTAGATTGCTTCATAGTAGACCCATCAGCCTCAATGCGGTCTTGGTTATTAAAATTGTAATTGCTAGCAGACATACTCTTTTATATAATTCCCATATATTTTGTATGTGGTAATTGTAATTTATTGTGGTAATTGGATTTCCTATCTCAAAATATATCGGGGATTATCTCGAGCGGCGGCAAAATCGTTTCCGTCTTTTGCGGAAATCATATTACCATAGCAAAATTCGGCAAACCCCGCCTGGTCATTTGGTATTGTCGTATTTGATGTGCTATAAAATTGGCGCATAGACTGCTCAAGTTCAAGATTGGAGTTAATATCGCTGTATAATTTTTTTATAATGTCGGGTTGGGTTGGGTTCAAATCTTGCACAAGTTGCTTAGTGGTATCAGTAATATTTTGTCCACCCGCTTGTGTAAATGCAGGAGGTGCAGGTTTTTTCTTCGGGTTGTAATCATAATCGGTTAACAATACATTTGATAATGGGTTATCTGCAGTGGGCAAATCGAATGTTTCGTCAAAGTTACCTTTTACGTCAATGATCGGGCCTTTATAATTATAGAGACGGGCATGTCTGACCAATTCGTTCAATTCAGTGTGTTTATCATTGCTAAAACCTTCCTTTTGTTTTGTTTTGCGGTCGCATCTTTCTTTTGCTTCCTTAGAACGGATGTAATATAATAGGTATATGGCTATCGTAGTCATGGCGGCGATGGATATGATCCGAGTATTATGCGTGAACAAATATGAAACCATGGTTAATACAAAAACTGTTCGTGTGATTGCGTTCAACTTTTGATAGAAAGACATATCGTCAGTTGGAAAAAATTCGGTTATATATGCTGGTTTTACTAGGATATTCGGGTCTTCGCTCCAAAAGGGAATTGGTTTCTTCTTAAATCGGTCGGAAGGTGAAGATGCGGATGATACATTTGACGGAGGCTCACCCTTTTCCTTATCAATCTCCTCCGTTTCAATCATTTTTTGTGTAGAATCTTCTAAATTATATGTTAGTGCGTCGTCATTAACTGATATTGGATTAAAAGAAGTATTCATATATATATTCTTTGCTATAAAAAAGTAGGCATTTCACCTATCCCATATATTAGATTTTGGGTTTGCATTTTTCTTCTATCTGAAATGTTTCACATTTTGTCGTTTGCGGAACAATTTTCAGTATGCACTTTGCCTTCTCACCATATACCGGTTCAGTGCATCCCTTTTCTTCATGGGCATTCGGTTTACGCATAGTTCTACATCTGGATCGAAAATTCTCGTAACGATCGCGCACTTCTCCGTAGGTTAGCCCCGATTTCTTTCCGAGCATATCGTTAATTATTTCATGCAATTTATATATGTATCGCGAAAACGTATTTCGATTCTTCATGTGTTTATACAGCAATGGGTGACGCTTAAAATTTTTGCACAGATTGGCTCTACATTTACCGCATGGTAAAACATACACCAAATTCAAAATGTGTTCTCTGTATTGTCGTTTTTGCGCGCACGTTGGGTGTACAGGATAATTGAAGCTCATTGTGTGGAGGAAATGCCACGTCCCTGGCCCCCACACGCTCGTCAACATTCCATCGTTTGATTGATAGTGTTTTCGCGTAAAATTATTTTTGTGTGTTCTTTTATTGCGTGTTTTAGACATGTTATACTATTATGATACATTTTCAAACGGCGTATTTCTAAATTTCGCGGTATGAACTTCACGTTACAATGAATGAATAAAAAATATGGTTATATTATATAATATGCCCACCGACATAATAAACACACTTTACCTGGATTTCGTAAAACCTTACCAAACGCATATACTCACTCTTTTTATAATTCTCATTTTTGTGGTGGCTGCATTGCTCGCATATAAATGGTTCATTCAGCCTACCGTTGAGAATCTAGATGCGTCGGATATATCAAACGGAAACGCGCGCTTGAGTGAAACTCAAGTGTATTTCTTTTACGCCGACTGGTGCCCACATTGCAAAAAAGCGAAGCCTGAATGGGACCAATTTATGAAACAGTATAACAACAAAACTGTCGGCACTTATCAAATCATCCCCATCGGCGTTGATTGTTCCGAGGGTGAGAATCCTTTGATTCAGAAGTATGGCGTTGATGGCTATCCCACAGTTATTCTCCTCAAAGGCGACCAACGGGTTGACTATGACGCCAAAATAACATACGACAATCTCTCCAAATTTGTCGAAGACTTGTTACAATAGTCGGGCGGCCAAGAATTCTTGCGCCGCATCAACACCTTTCTGTATCGTCTCTCTCCTGTATTTGTCTGAAGCTGCGAATTCATACAAACTCGACGCCGTAATCGGTTCCATTAATATATCGATCTGATTTTTGATTCTAATACACGGTTCATCTTCATGTTCACTCTTCAAATCTTGCATCGCACACTCTAGTAATTTGTTGAATACGTGCATAAAATAGTCGATCAAATTCGATCCCGATGTAACAAACGCAGTAGGCTCTTTCGGACTCACTTTATTTATTCCCAACACCTCTTCATCTCGAACATTCGATTGTTTTAAACATTCGCGTAGTGGATAATTTAATAGAATTCCTCCGTCTATGAATGATTCGCCTTCCACGCATAATGGTTTTAAAAAGATGGGTAGGCTCGACGAAGTGTATACCGCATCCACTATTCTCCAAGATGGGTGCGTCTTGTGTGAAATGGACCTTAATTGAAAACTGTTCAACTCGCATGTATAGAAATACATGTTTATTCCAGTTTTATTGTAAAATTCTTCCAACGTCACATCAATATTTATGTCTTTTCCAAGAAAGAGCGGTTTCAGCCCGGATTCAACTATCGTTTGGTCAAATATTCCGCAATTATCGTATGCGTTTAGTAATGATTGTATATCATATTTAAATAAAATGTTCCAGGGGCGGCGAATTATATACGTATCCAATGTCTCCCAGTCATATCCCAATACTATCATGATCGCAATTATACCGCCGATGGAAGTGCTGTGAATATCTGTTATGTTTTTGATGTCCCAGAATCTTCGCTGGTTTGTTTCTTTTAATGCGCCGTATGCTGCGATTCCATATGTTCCACCTCCTGCTAACACTAGGTGTTTTATCACATGTATATTTGTATGTTCGGCACTTTCTATATTTATCGCATCATCGTGAATTTCTTCCATAATATTGATAATGCGCATATACATTTATACTTTTTTGTCGCTCCATTATATTAGAATCCATGTCCTCTTTTCTATTTACGACCGATAGTGATAATGTTGAACATATTAACATAGATGAACTCTATGAGAAAAAGCAGAAACGCGATTTGCGACAGGTTTCCATTTTTAATAAAATTCTAAATCGAATTCATAAACGTATTACATTAACCGGTCGAAGCAAAGTAAATGAGAAACACATATGGTTTACAATTCCGGAATATATTTTTGGTGAACCTGTTTACGACAAGGCGGAATGTATTGCATATGTTGTCGCAAAGCTCGAAGCCAATAAATTTCATATTCGATATGTTCATCCCAACACCCTCTTTGTTTCATGGTCAAATTGGATCCCGAGTTATGTGCGCGACGAATATCGAAAAAAAACCGGTGTTTCAGTCGACGAATTTGGGCAGGTCGTGTCTAAGAAGGCCGACCTTATTCAATCGTCTGAATCAACTGATCCAAATGCACGTATGTTGAATACCGGCACCGTCAACGAAAAATCGCAGAAGCAGTATCCGTCGATTCATCAATACAAGCCGACCGGAAATTTAGTATATAATCCCGACATGTTCAACAGTATCGAGAAAAAAACAAGTTAGACCAAGAATAGCGAGCGTATCCATTGATATTTGGGCGAATCATAATAGGATGTATCATATAGGTGTCCTAGCACAAGTCCAATAATGTTTGTTTCGTCAAACGATTCTAGGTGAGCTTCTTTGATTTGTTTTCGAACCACATTTTTGTGATATAATATGTGGTTTTCGCTATATTCGCCGGTCGCATTTGAGTCTTCTTGGACATTCTCCCATTGAATGTGACCATCTTGTAACAAATATTGTAGAATGTATATGACTGATATGCAATCGTCGCGTCTAGAAGGGTCTTCGCCCTTATGAATATGAATGCTCACAAATTTAGGCGTGCCTAGAATATACGAACTGGGTGGTCTTGGAGGATATGGATTATGTTTGTCGTCCAAGTATACAGTAGATAATCCAAAATCGATTAGAAAAAGGTCACCATTTCGCAACATAAAGTTTTGAGGTTTGATATCACGGTGCAATACACCAAATTGATGGACGGTTTCCAAGATATCGATCATTTTAGATGCATATTCCAATACACGAATCTTGGACATTTTGTCCTTTCTTATGGCGTCTTCCAATGATAAATCATACATCGGCATTACCAATGTGAAATTGTTCGCATATATTCCATACCAATACACAATCGGAGTGTTTATAGACCCTTTTGAATAAAGATAGTTCAATATGCTTGTCTCATGCTTCAATGTTCGCATCTCTGTGTCCAAGATTTCCATTTTTATAGCAACATCTTCTCCGGTTTTCACGTATTTACCCCTATAAATGGAACCAAACCGTCCACTACCAATCTTGGACATTGGAGTATATTTGTTTGCTATGATAGAGGTATTCATTCTTATTCTAACATTACACCTGTGTTTTTATGTTATTATACTATAGTATGGAACCAGTGGTGTTATTTAATACACTCTTGTATTTATTATTACTTGCGTTTTTCGGATATATGATCGGATGTTATCTTTCAGTGCCGCATATTGTGCGCGAAGGGGCGCGAACGCTTCCCAGACCCGTGATAGACCCGATTACAAAGGAACAAATCTTGGACATTCAACCATTACCCCCCTATTTTGGTGAAACACTTAACCAGATGATTGATAAAAATATATCCAATTATTTCGATAAGAGGGGGTATCCATATATCGATACGATTGATCGATATAGCACCCTGTGTATCGAAAATCCAACCGACGGTAAATTGGGTGTAATTACAGAGGAGAATAAGCGCAAATTAACCGACATTGGATACTATTTTATAAACATAGTCATTCCAAACATCCAAACAATCGATAATCCAAGACCCGACCTTATATGGCCTCCTATTCGGTGGACAGGAAATGCGACGTTCACGACGCAAGTGCAACCTACCGCCACCTATAAAATATACATGGGTCAGGCTTGGTCATCATATGGTAATGACCTGGATGGGGTGTCCAAGGATACAATTGACTACAGTCTGAATTCTGGAACACAGGATGATTCTAACACTGATACAACTTCAGGTGGTGGCGATGGTGGAGGAAGTGGAAGCGGGGCTGGAAACGGGGGATGCCAGCCGGATTCGGACTGTAGAATTGCTTGTCCAGGCAGCTGTTTAGACGGTATTGCATCCGCATGGGAGGAAACCGATAAGGCAAGAACAGATGCGGCGTCAACTACTTCCACAACCACCTCGGGTGAACCAACATCTTATACGTATTCCAACTATAGTCAAAACACAAACAACTTACCGGGCGTTTCTTCATTGAAAGGCGGGTCAAATGTATTGATCATTGGTGACGTCGAAGTAGATGGATTTCAGACAACGGATGTAGATGTAGACCCTTCAATAACTATCCTCAACGACCATGCGGTTGAATTTATCAACAAATATTTTATTGCTTCTGGACCAAATCAAGGCAGACCTACACAACTAGCCATAGACGAGTTAAATCTATATTTCAAAAGCAAGGCTCCTATGGATGGAATCCACATGAACAAAATGCGCGACATTGTCTATTATATTTTGCAATCTATTATTCCGGGTTTACCAACCCGCACACTCCCGCGAGCCTACGTAGAATGGCGACCGATCCATTGGCTAAGTCGTTCTGAACCAAAGACCGCAAAACCGCGAATGTTTGCATCGCCGGCCGTAAGTAATTTTGACTAATTATTGTGATTGGATATTTCATATACTATATTCTTCATACATAGTATATGAGCAACAACATTTTACATACCATCGATTCTGCAATAGAACACATATCGGCGCCGGTCTATTACTGGTTTGCCGGGATTCTATACATAATATACTTTCTATCAATGTTTGGTATCGCGTATATCAATCTCGACTACACCGAGTATTTGAATAGCGCGGTTCAGATATTCATCGCCGTTGTGCTGATCATTCGATTCAATCCGCTACGCAAATTAACATGCACCGCAAATGACCGTGTATTGATAATGTCGAGCGCGGTATTTCTATTGATTAATGACGGAGTATCATCCGGATTACGAATGTATTTCCAAGATTATCTCCCACGAAATCAAATATAATCACAGAGCAAGACAACATAGCCACCATCTCGAACCAAGATTTGAAACGGCTTTCCACATCCATATATGAGATTTTTGGCGGCCAAATCATCACAAACCGGTTTTGATGCATGTGGGTCAACTTGCTTTCCCGTTTCCTTTATAACCCCGTGACGAAAAATGCCGCAATTGAGTTTTTCGATGAGAATGGATTCCCCGCAATGTGGACACACAATTACCGATTCCATTTTAGATATTGTATTCAAACCACATGAACGTTTAATATGTTTATATATACAATGTTCAACAACTGTCTCCAAGATTTGATAAACAATGAAAAAAACAACCCCGATTTAGAATCTACATTGGATGTAGCTGCATTGCTAGCGGCGGCTGAGAATGTTAGCGCGGATTTCCTAAATATACAGACACTTCAGAGCATTTCCCAAGATAACATTCAATCCTTGGAATCGTCAGGTATTCACGGCGATAGTCTGATACAGATATCGAACAAATTACTCGAATTTTATCACATCGACCACGTATATCAAATCCACAAGGGGAAACACATTCGGTGGGTTCGAAACGGACGTCTCACAAATGGTGGAATTGTCGTCGACATAAAATTTCTAGATACAGGGACACACATATTGTGTAAAAGTCGAGAACGATTCATCCAATATAAATTTGACGATTGTATTACATTCCAGCGTCTCTCGAACGACGAGATGATGATTTTACAGCTAAAATCGTCAACCTGAACGGTTCTTATGAGTAGTATTCGTTGACGATGTTCGTCGATGACGCGTATATGGATGTTTGCGAGTCATGGAAAAAAACTTACACACATATTTAAGAATTCGTTTTGATATATGCAAATCAATATCGAGTTCTATAGTTCTATATACATTTAATGAATATCCATGGCGTGTATACCAATCTGGAAGAATATGATAAAGGTCTACATTCAATAAATGACCCATGTGCCGACCTAATTCGGATTCGATAAACCGTTTCAATATAATATTGTTATTTAAATAATGATGATATGGTCGAGGTTGCAAATAATAGACATAACGATGTTCCATTTTCGGATAGTGTTCATTATCTAAATAGCAAAACTCGGTGTTGCGTGGTAGAACAAGACATCTCAGTAATTCACTATGCGTTTTTTCATTTGTCTTGCGGCGCCGGTCTATCAATTTACCATTTATCTTGAACGCGCGTATAACTGAATCAAACAATCCGTGCAGATTCCATTCTGTCTCTATGAATTTTGTAATAAAATATGGCCATGTCTCCGGAATACACGTATTATTTGTATATACATATACGCCCGTGCAGGAACCGGTAGTCTTTTTATTATGCAGATATTCCATGACGATTTCAATACCATGTCGAAAAAATTCGGGGTATAGTCGCAACAACTGTGAAACCAACATACCATGGTCATCACACAAGACAATATTATACTCGGTTTGAAAATGATCGATGCATTGAAATAATACGTATAAATCTGAAAATGAGCCGATTGTTTCATCCAAATCAAATACAAACTGTTTAGGTTCAGGTATCGCAGTTCCTCCGCGAACTAGCCCGTTCCCTTTCATTATTCGCAATGACTCATGGTTGAACATCGCACTACTATATTCACAGATATGTGAATATAACAAAAAAACAAGGATATAGACACAATGAAATAAATATGTTATACATGGATCGTGTTAAACAACTAGAGCGGATTCAACTCGACGCACTCGCTCTATTCCGAAAGAAGAATGCAGATTATGGAGACGCATTTGCAAAATTTGGGATAGTGGGCGTTCTCATGCGCATCGAAGATAAAATTCAACGCGCATTGTCGATTACAAATAATGGAGTGAACATGGTAGACGACGAAAGTATCCGTGATACTTTGATTGATCTACATAATTATGCAGCGATGGGGATAATGTTACTAGATGAACGTCACACGCCATGCATTCTACAATCGATGAGCATGCACCGCGATTAAAAAATGTTATGGGAGATATATTTCCCACAACATTGACTATAGTGGGAACACAATAGTCCCACATTGAAATAAAACTATCAAATAAAAAGAGTTGCAAGTTTTGCCAAATGGAACTTTTTAAAAAGTTCCAAAATAGAATATCTGAGGTTAATTATTTTTTACGATTTTCAAAAAATGGATTGTGATGCAAATGCATTGATTTTGAAATTTGCGTCTACAAAATGACCGCACAACCTTTGCGTCAGAAATTGCGTAGAAATATTTAGGCGATAAATATGTTAACAGTATATAGGTAAAAATTACGTTAATTATGTTAACACAAAAGTCGCCGGAATGCAATTCAAAATATAAATGCGAATCATGCAACTATAAATGCAGTAAGAATAGTGATTACAATAAACATTTATCAACGGATAAGCATAATCGGTTAATATCTGTTAACGTCAACTCGCACCAAGTCTCCCGGACATTTGATTGCGCATGTGGTAAGGTTTATAGACAATGTGCCGGATTATCTAGACATAAACGGACGTGTAAAGTACACAATAATGAGCCATTAAATAATATAGGGCAACCCGGATTGCTCAATTCCCACATTCAGACGACAAAGGATAATTTAATTGAGAGACTATTGGACGAATTAACAGTAGAACGCGCCGAAAAGAATGATATGAAATCGATGTTTATGCTTATGATGGAAAAATACCAAGAAATGCAAATGCAGAACCAGGAAAATACGCGCGAAATATTGAAAGAGACGGCTAGGGGTAATCAAGACCTAGTAAACAAAGTGATTGATGTAATACCCAAAATGGGTAACACAACCAATCATAATACGACTAATAACACGCTGAATTTCTACCTGACGAATACATGTAAAGACGCCGAATCCATTCACGATTTTACAGACCGATATGTGAAGCGGTGCACCGATTTTTTCATAGAAAATTATAGAAATATTGCGAATAAGCAAATTTGCTTGGCGACAAATGTATATAACATCATGTTTACATGTTTAGAGGAAAATCCACAATATATGAATTTCATACAAACAACCGACATCAAAAACGGTGTTCATTATGTGAAAGAGAAAAAGAAAGACGAAAATCGTCAATTATACGGAGAGGCCGAATTTATCAAATATGTGGATGGATTTGAAAAGGCGGGTGCGAGTATAGGACATGCTATTAATAAATCATTTTTCCCATTACAATTGGAATTTACTCGCAAACTGGAACAGGAAATCGGAAAACCGCCGAATGAAGATGATTATGACGACGAAGAATCATACGAAGACGCACTAGACCGGTATAAGAGTCGCAAGCGAGAAGCGAGCAGCAGTCTGCAAACAAACGTATGCAATACAATGAGTTTGTTCGATAGCAAGACGCGCAAGATGGATATTTTAAAGCGGACAAAACGCGCAAGGGATGACGATATGAAAATAGACAACGATTGATTTACACAAGGCATATACTTTGTGTAAACCCTACAAACTTCTTAACTGGATAACCCCGCAATTTTATAAGTCTTCCACGAAATATCCTTACCTGCCTCTTGTATCGGTTTTTCATCCGCGCGCTCTTTGTCCAGATTATCTGCTCTGCGAACGGCGGAATCGATGTATAGGTCTTTCAACAACCGACCAATTCGAACTGAACCGTCTTGCTGATCCAGTTGACCATCTTCAACTAGTTTCAATACGATGAGCAACTTAGACATGATACCGATATCCAACTCGTCTTTCATTGCGCGGGTGAAAATATCCATATAGTTGTCGTATAGGAATTTACACTCCGCGTAGACAATATTGAAGAATTGTTCCGGCGACTGTTGACGAAGAACGGCATATTCGCGCTTCAAATCCTCGATTTTACGTATATTGTTGCGAATTTTCACACTGTGTTTCACTCGTCGGATTGTTTCGGTATTGTCTTGATAATCCATTTCGCCCATCATCTTTTTCAAATTGAGTCGTTCATCATTGGAGAGGCTCATCGTAATGATATAAATAACATATGCAGACATCTTTTTATGTGTTTTGATCATCTTATAATATATAGGCGCATACTATATAATTTCATATGTCTGAAAAAAATGCAAAGACAACAACTGCAAACGCAGCTTTATCAAATAAAGCAGACAATATGACGGGAGATGAAATCGTTATACGATATTTTTTACCGCCGGATACATACCAATATATGAAATGGGGGCAAACAATCATGGTGATATTATTATTCGGAGCGATGTTTTTGTCTATTTTATTCGCATATGTATACGCAAATTACACCGACTATCAGAACCGCATTAGTGTGATAACGAATGCTTATTTATTCGGCGACAACCCTCAGAGCAAGTTCGAGCAATATATGAAAAACTCGCAAGGCGAGGTGATATCTGCCGTTATGAACGATATACAATCCTCGTCTATGGATTTAGGCACAATTAACGCGAGACTAGACAGTGGTGCATCACGATTATCAAAACAGGTTACGACGGAGGTGCCCGCACAATATAACGAGACCAACAGTTTAGGAATGTCGATACAAAAGAATGTGGCGAAGTTGCGAGACACCATCTCAAAATTAGCTGGTTCCTTCATTCTGGGCAATTATATAACAGATGGTGCTATTAAGACAGTGCAATCGTAGATATGCGAGGTAAAAAACGTCATATATATTATAATGACCCAATACAAATATATACCAATAAACTATTTTACATATAATAGTCCGGATTATGTTGCGGCGCTGATAACGCTGATACTATTTTTCATATTTTTCGCAATTTTGTATATGGTTTTTAAATATGAAATTTATAATCGACGCGGAGTCTGCGACCCAATGTTTTACTATGGAGAGGCGTGTCGAAACACACAGTCTAGACAGATATTGCTCGATCCAACCTTTTTAACAATGAAACAATCATACTATGATCGTGTAGCAAAATACAACACTGAAACTAGAGAGTACGAGGGTGTTCGTGAACGAACCGCGGTTGATAAAGAGACGATCGACGAAGCCAAGAAAAACATTCAGGACAATTTAGATAGCAATATCGCATTTGGTAAAGAAAATATAGATGAATTGAAGCAGATTTCATCCGTAGCGCAACTAATTGCGTCAAAATATTTAGGGAACATTGGAACCCTATTGAAAAATGCACCAAGCGAGTTGCTTGAAAATATGCGCGAATTACCCGAACAAATAGGCGAATTAAAGAAGCTTATACAGGCGACTATCATTAATCCAGTATTCGCATCACAAACGGCTCCTTTACAGAAACTATATCGCGCGTTGACCGAAATTGATAAAAAGACTATATTACCAGTCTCTCCTGGAATAGCCAGATAAAACCTTTTCCTGCTATAGAATTTCTCAAGTAAAATATATATAAGTAAACATGAAATCTGTAGGAAAAATGTCTACTGGATTACTCATAGCGATCATTGTGCTAGGTATAGTAGTCACAATGTCGACGTTTCTTTCATCTCGCAAGGTGTCTAGTTACAATTCGTTTCCCAAATTTACCATGTTGAACGACACGGAAGGGTTTAGACCCGTTCATTATGCGACATATCCAGACAATTCGGCGATAGATATCAAGGACCGCAATTTAATAGTAAGCACGTCCTCGTTGCCGAATGCACAGCGCATTCCTAACCAACAGGGATTATATGGACCTCAGGATTTAATTTCCAAATTGGATACCTATTCGGACGCAAAGGGCAGTCTGTCCGACGAATGTGCTCTCACGTCCAACGGAATGAGCAATTCCCAGGGATATCTGTGTTTAGATGCGAAGCAACTTGAATTATTGACTACGCGTGGCGGAAACCAAAGCGCATGTGGTAAGGCACCAAATTGCACTACGTGCAAGTAATTGCACTAACAAACTAAATTTAACAAAAATTTTACCTATACTTACATAGGTAAAATTCAGCAACGGTCTAAACTAACCAAACGCATATAACTAATTGCGCGTGTAATAGCAGTGTTTACAATACATAATCCGCTTAGTTGAGTCCAGACTAATGTCTATATAATCTTCAATGTATTCATGAAAACAATTGGCGGAAATATAACAGTCAACTAAGCGGCAAATTTCACGGTATGCTCCGACTTGTTGTCCGATCGTAATCGAATGTAAAATCTCTCGAGCACGAACCATCGCATCGACAGACGCATTTTCGGGCATGGTAAGTATATAATATACACAAGTAGTTCTTATTAGGTTTCAAATATATATTTGTTATGATAACATTATTGATGACGATGAGTCAACTTCATGCAATTTGCACCCTATATTTTTTAACTAAAGTTTGAACCTCTTCATGCGAGAAAAAGAATTTTATCTCGTCTAGGTTATTACTAAATATTGCTTGACTAAGTTCAGTCGGGATACCTCTTGTCGCTATTTCAACTAGCGTATTTTTATGATATGTATTATCAGTTTGATTTGTTACAACTAGACGGAAATGTTGAAAATTAATTCCATATTTACTTAAATGAGTAATTAAATTTTGTTTTAGCCGACTATTGAAATCCTCCATTTTCATAAAAAATAATATACAATTTTCTTTCTCTACCACGCAACATTTATCCGAGTGATTATAATTCAAATCGGTAAGCTTATATTCAAACTTTTCTTGATAATATTCATAATTCACGCGATGTTTGTTTTTTTCAAGAAATGCAATCAAATCAGCATAAGTCGATTCCTTTTTTACATGACGGATAATATGAAAGTAAAAAGAAATTAGTCTATCAATTGGATCTCGAGACAACTGAAACACAATAGGTTTACGTCTTTGAATTTTAATTAGAGACATCAGATCAAAGTTGAACCCAATATTAAAAATTCTCTTCCAACAGTCTTCGGTATGATTATGCACAACATGTTCATACACATCTTGATTATTGACCATTTTCTGAAGAGACAATGATAACGACGAAGTCCCTGTTTTTTGAAGTGTATACACGAAAAACGGAATATTTCGTATATCCTTTAAAATATTTATAGCATTGTTAGCCGGATGTAAATTGGAAATAGTCGTTAAAAATCTACTATTTTCAATCATTTTTATACATTAGTATGTGATAATATTACACATACATAGCCAGGAAACTTTGATTAGGTTGACTACCACACTCGACCAGTTTCTTAACATGGTCATTTGTAACCGTAACTGGGAATGTAATTTCCATATCAAGTTCCTTCGCGAAAATGTTACGTTCAGGTTTCATGAGTCGGAACAAATTCAACTTTGTATGGATAATTTCTAGGCACCGCTTAAGATTACGGACGCCCTCTTCGCCCATGGTGATAGATTCGTTTTTAATAATCTCCATAAGAGTGTCGTCGGGAATGACTAGCTCATTATCCTTGAATGCGACTTGTTCGCGGATTTTGGGAAGCAGAAAATCCTTTGCGATGACCAATTTCTCCTTTGCTTCATACCCCTTAGTCATGATGCGATACATTCTATCGCGCAAAATGGGGTTCACCTTGCTTTCATCGTTATAACTGAAAATAAACAGACACTTGCTGAGATCAAAACTGATTTCACTGAAATATTTATCGTGATACTGACTGTTTTGCGAGGTATCTGTAAGATGCGTTAGAATACCGATGATTTCCTCACCTCGAGGAGTATCACTCACCTTATCCAACTCGTCAAAGTAAATCACTGGATTCATACATTTGCTATCCATCAAGATTTGCACAATGCGACCCCACATGCTGCCTTCGTATGTATATCCATGTCCTTCGAGGAAACTCGCATCGCCCGTCCCACCTAAGGCAATAAATGCAAATTCGCGACCCAAAATCTTGCTAATTCCCTCCTTGACGAGAGAGGTCTTTCCCGTTCCAGGTGGACCCTTAATCGCAATCGCTGTTCCGAGAGCCCCTGGATTTGTAATCCACTGGCCAATCATTTGCATAATCTGCATCTTTGCGTCATTCAAACCATATACACATTCATCCAATGTTTTCTTCGCATTCTCCATAAATTCGCTGCATTTCTCAATGCCGTCGGTAATGTTCACATCAAGAGTATTATATTGCGAAAAGGGGATGCGCATAAAACCATCAACCCAAGTCTTGAGTTTGAAATATTCCGGATCCCCCGGTTCCATGGAGCGTAACATGTTGACTTTCTGCATTACGGTCGCCTTATATTTTGGTGGAATATTGCTGTCTAATAAGGTAAGACGATATGGTTTTTTGATACTAATATGGTCGTTTATTTCGCCCAATTCTTTGATTACGCGCAACTGCTCTTTATTCGACAATTGCTTTTTGAAAAATTCGATTTCACTCGTTTGTTGTTCATTTTCACCATTAACCATTTTATAATATTTTTTGGCGTTCTTCATTCGAGCCTTTTTAACGAGTTTGCGGATAGAGTCACGACATTCCTCCACGGCATGCAATAAGATTTTGTTATTTGGACGCTTACTGAGCTTGTCCGACAAATGCTTCTTGAGCTCCACCAGGTCTTTGTATTCGACCTCTGCGTCGACGGTTTCAGATGAATCCGATTTATCCGACTTATTGTGTCGATGTTCATTTTTATCACGTTTTGTCTTGTGTTTAGTAGACTGCTTTACAGGTTCGGAATTTTCGGGCATAACAATGGTTTGGTAATTTTCTTTCATGAATAATTTTTCGTCATCACTATTGCACTCTTCATCATTATCATCTTCAAGCGCCTTCTTATCTTGTGCGTCGGCGCCTTTGGGCATTCCGCCTCCCGTAAGTGCCGAAAAAATAATATTGAAATCGTTTGTATCCATTTCTTCCTCTTCCTCTTCCTCTTCCTCTTCCTCTTCCTCTTCCTCTTCCTCTTCCTCTTCATCTTCATAATATTCTTCTGACTCATCCTCGGATTTGGATACGTGCCTATTTCGTTTGATTTTGATAGGGCGCTTTGGCGCTGGTCTATTTTTCTTTGTGGGTTTTGATGGTCGTTTGTCGTTCTTTACTTTGCTGCGACTGTAATTAGAAGGGAACAGAGTAGCAAGAGTCTTGTGCAGTTCTCGGACATCTATTTCTTCGTCTTCGTCATCATCCTCATCGTCATTTTCGGACGATTCTGCAGCCGATTCACGTTCAACAGTTCGTTTATGTGGTTTAGATACCCTCTTTTTTGAAGGAGGGACATAAGTAGAATCGGATTCAGAATCGGATTCAGATACGGTTTCATATCCGTCAGAATCGTCAATGTCGATTGTAACATTCTCATCATCTGACCCCGGATCATTGCGCCCGCGCGTTTTATCCCGGCTGCGAGTATTATACTTTTTCTTTTTATCGACATTGTTTGAAACCATATTCGATAACAAATGTTAATACAGTATACCCACGCACAATGTTTATTACCTTTAGCACAAATATATTTCTTTGCGAGCAAGTAATAAAAATAGAACAAAATTGATTTATGATGCGTGGTTATAAACAATATAAAATATACGTTCATATATTATAGTAACATGTCGCATCGTCCAAACATGGATAGTTCCCGAGCTCCGTCGAGAATTATTGGTATTCAGTTCAGCATGTTATCTCCGGAAGAGATTCGTAAAAATTCCGTGGTAGAGGTAACATCAAGGGATACATATAACAACAACAAGCCAGTTGTGGGCGGACTCTTTGATCCTAGAATGGGCGTGTTGGAACCCGGGATGATTTGTCCGACCGATGGTATGACCTACATAGACACGCCTGGATATTTTGGCCACATTGAATTGGCTCGACCCGTATTCTCCATTCAACATATAAAGGATATCATCAAAATTGCTCGGTCCGTTTGTTTCAAATGCAGTAAACTGCTGATTAACAAAAATCAGCACAAACATATTCTGAATAGAACGGCCGAAGAACGATGGGAATATGTGTCGGCGCTTACATCGAAGACGATCAAGCGATGCGGTGAACACACCGAAGACGGATGTGGATGCAGACAACCGGACAAAATCAAGCTGGAAGGTATGGCTACGATTTGTGCGATTTGGGAAAGTATTGATACAAAGAGTGAAACGGAAAGTCAAAAAGTGACTATGAAGTTGACTCCGGAACATATACTCAAATTGTTCAAACGCATATCTGACGATGATGTTTCGTTCATGGGGTTCAGCCCAGTTTGGTCTCGTCCGAATTGGATGATTCTCGAAGTCTTGCCGGTTCCGCCACCTGCAGTCAGACCGTCAGTGAAGCATGACGCTCAGCAACGAAGTGAAGACGATTTGACGCACATTTACAGCAATATCATCAAGACAAACAATATTCTTCGTGAAAAGCTGGCGAACCCCGATACACACCCGAATGTGACGGAGGGATGGTTTACCATTTTGCAACATTCGGTTGCGATGATTGTAAACAATAAAATCAAAGGCGTTGCCCCGATGGCGCAGAGGTCGGGGCGACCACTTCAGTGTATCATGGGACGATTAAATTCGAAGAATGGACGTATTCGAGGTAATCTCATGGGAAAGCGCGTTGATTTCAGTGCCCGTTCGGTGATTACAGGTGATCCGAATTTGTCTGTGAAACAATTGGGTGTTCCTATGAAAATTGCGAAGAATATTACCAAGCCGGTCATGGTAAATGATCGCAATCGCGAATTCCTGATGAGATTGGTGCAGCAGGGACCGGATGAATATCCTGGTGCAAAGATTTTGGAAAGGAAGAATGGTGAACACATCTCTTTGCGATATGTCGATAGAGAATCGATTCGCTTAGAAAATGGTGATATAGTTCACCGACACATGATGGACGGAGACGCAGTGTTGTTCAACAGACAACCTAGTTTGCATCGAATGTCTATGATGTGTCATATTGTGAAGGTTATGAAAGTGGGCGACACATTCAGGATGAACGTGGGAGACACAAAACCTTACAATGCTGACTCAAAAATGGCTGCATAATGCAGCCAAATCCCGTCGGGGTCAGAACAGGGGGACTTAAAAGGTTGATACCCCCTAGTTAAATCGTTTAAAGACAAACATAGTCATATAGATGATAGTAAAAAAATGACGTTGGAGTTTTTAAAAGAGTTAGCAAAACGCCTTGATGCGGGAATCCCCTTAGAGCCCACGACTACCACCCTGTAATGGAAACATTATAAGGGGAACTCGGTTAATAGCCGAACCCAATGGTAATAATGTCGTGGGATTGGGCAATCCGCAGCGTTACTGTCTAAGTCCGTTATGGTAGGATACGACAGGCGTTCAGAGACTGAACGGGCGTTGGTGAACGATGAAGGATTAGCCATCCCAAGTTTGCTTAAGATACAGTCCGCCCCTCTGGGAAACCTTAGGGATATTAAACACCGCTGCATACATGCAGTGGTTGCGTCGACGGGGACGAAATGAATATGCATTTTGCACAGAATGTATTAGCAGAAACAGAATTGCGCCAACTTGCGGCAATTCCATATCAAGTGATAAGTCCAGCCAGTAATTCTCCGATTATTGGTATTTACCAGGATTCACTATTGGGGTCATATAGAATGACCCGACCGAATATTAATTTTACACCTCGAGAGGCAATGAATTTGCTGATGATGTATCCGCATGTAGATACGGCGGCCATTCGCGAAAAAGGAAAGACATTGTCTAGTTTTGACGTGCTTTCTCAAATTATGCCGCCGTTGACTATGGTATATAAGTTGAAGAAATACAAGGAAGGCGTGGACGATTTCGCAACATCACAAAATGTGTTTGAACTCAGAAACGGCAAGTTCTTCCGTGGACAACTGGACAAGTCGGTAATTAGTTCGACAACAAAGGGCATTTTGCATCGCGTTCACAACGATTTTGGACCCATGGCTTGTGTGGATTTCAATGATAATTTGCAGAATATAGTAACTGAGTATTTGAAGACGAGCTCATATTCTGTTGGTATCAGTGATTTGATTGCGAACAAGGCAACACAGACCCAGATTCTAACTGTAATTGCGAAACAAAAGGCCGAGGTAAAGGAGCTGATTGATAAAGTTCACCTGGGTATCTTTGAGAATAACACTTCCCGGTCGAGCAATACAGAGTTCGAAACCACTGTGAATAATATTTTGAACAAGGCGACGGATGAAGCGGGACAAATTGGTCGTGATAGTCTAGATGCTGGTAACAAATTCCTGATTATTATCAACTCGGGATCAAAGGGAACCCCCATCAACATTTCCCAGATGATTTCCTGTTTAGGTCAGACCAACGTAGACGGCAAACGAATCCCCTATGGGTTTGATGGCCGCACATTGCCGCATTTTCATAAATTTGACGACAGTCCCGGTGCGCGTGGATTTATTGAGAATTCTTACATATCGGGTTTAACTGCACCCGAATTGTTCTTCCATGCGATGGGTGGTCGTATTGGCTTGATTGATACGGCCGTCAAGACATCCCAAACTGGATATATTCAACGCCGTTTGATCAAGGGATTGGAGGACTTGAAGGTGGAATATGATATGACGGTTCGTAATAATATGGGTAAGATTATCCAATTCAAATATGGCGACGACTCATTTGATACTGGGCGTGTTGAAAACCAGACGATTCCATTGGTTGGTATGAGTGTAGAGGATATTTATATGCACTACGACATCATTGGAATCAACGATCAATCGAGTGAGCTGCTTTCAGTTTATAATCGTAGCGCGATTTCCAGAATGAAGAAGCAAAAGGTGGATGCTCAGCAAAAATGTCGAAGCTACATCACTGAGATGCTGTCTATGCGCGACCAGCTTGTCGAAAAGGTGTTTCGCAATAAGAATGAAAACAGCATTTCAATGCCGGTATCGTTCCAAAACATTATAGTCAATATTCAAGGCCAGCTTGGATTAAACGCAAATAGTGTGGTTGATATTACGCCATTGGAGGCATTTGAGCTAATCGAAGAGAACTTCAAGAAGATGAATCAGTTTGTATTCGCGCCTTTGACGAAATTGTTTGAGGTTATGTATTACTTCTATCTTTCCCCCAAAGATTTGTTGATAAACAAACGCTTTCATCGCAAAGGTCTGATTATGTTATTGGAGACAATCGCACTGAAGCATAAGGAGGCGCTCGTTCATCCTGGAGAAATGGTGGGAGTGATCGCCGGACAATCGATTGGAGAACCGACCACCCAACTCACACTGAATACATTCCATTTGGCGGGTGTGTCTAGTAAATCCAATGTGACTCGTGGTGTGCCCCGAATTGAAGAGATTCTGCGTCTTACAAAAAATCCGAAGAATCCTTCGCTGACGGTATACTTGAAACCGGTAGACGAAGGGGATCAGGAAAAGGCCACTGCATATGCGACTATGATGGAGCACACGAGACTCGTGGACGTTACTCGAAACATCAAATTGTGTTTTGAGCCATCACTCGAAGCAACGACGGTCAGCGAAGATCAATTGTTGATGGAGCAGTATCATGAATTTGAGAAAATGATGAGCGATTGTATCAGTCCGGACGATTTGATGGACGTCGAAAATATTCGACAGAGTCAGTCGAAATGGGTGGTTCGTCTGGAATTGGACGCCGAAGAGATGTTAGACCGAAATATTACCATGGACGATGTGCATTTTGCGGTTACAAATAGTCAGTTTGGTAACGATATTTCATGTGTTTTCTCGGATTACAATAGTGATAAGTTGGTTTTCCGTATTCGCGTGAATAGCAATATCTTGAGTAAAAACAAGAAGAAGGGCGTCGCGGAAACATTGGATCAATCTGACGATATCTATCTCTTGAACAATTTCCAGGACGCGTTGATGAATAATATTGTTCTGCGTGGCGTAAGCAATATCGATAATGTGATCGCACGCAAAATCCAAAACTCGGTGAAAAAGGTCGATGATATGCCTGTAATAAAAAAGGGACAGTATTCAGTCGCAAACGACAAGGATATGTCTATCCGAAAAGAAGACGGCAAATATGTGAAGAGCGATATTTGGGTGCTAGACACGACCGGAACTAATCTGATGGCGGCATTCGCATTGGATTACATTGATGCGACACGCACACTAAGCAATGATATTCGCGAGGTGTATGATGTATTGGGCATTGAAGCGGCTAGACAAATGATCATGACTGAGATGATGGATGTGATGGAATTCAGCGGCGTTTACATCAATTATCATCATCTTGGCCTACTTTGCGACCGCATGACGTGTAATCATAACATGGTGCCTATATTCCGTTCGGGATTGCTGAGCGATAATGTTGGCCCAGTCGCGAAAGCGACATTCGAAGTGCACACGGAAGTGTTGTTGAATGCGGCTCGTCACGGCGATTTCGACCATATGCGAGGTGTATCTGCAAATGTTATGTGTGGACAAGCGGGTAATTATGGAACTGGATCATTCCAAATAGTGTTGGATATGAAGGAGATGGAGAAACAAGAGGCGTTTGATGTGGATATTTCAGATACTTCTGCTGAAATAGAAGCGGGATTTGCAAACAAAGGCGGTAA